CTATCTGCGGCGGCATTTGGGCGACAACTGGCAGATGCCTATCGAGCAGATCTGGTACTACGAATCCGAGCGCGACATGGCGATCCGCGAAGGCCGCCTGTCGCGATTCCTGCAGGAGATGCCCGCCAATGACGATGAAGCTTTTCAATCTACAAACATCAGTGTCTTTGACACGGACACTATTGTCTACTATCGAGACAACGCCCATCGACAGCCGCTCGCAGGCTGCTATGGACTTCGAGGCCCGAGTGAGTACCTGCCTGCGCGACTGCAACCAAGCCCTCTTCTCATTGATAGCTCTCTACCGCCGATCCCTATCGTTGCCGACTGGCAGGGATCAACCGGACACCCGATAGAGTTCGAGTTAGTCCCGCTGCGCTTCGACGGCTGGTCGCTCGAAGACGACTCCTCTTCGATAGACAAGATCTACATCTGGGAGCACCCGATGCCGGGCTACACCTACGGCCTCGGCGCGGACACGTCAGACGGCATCGGCAAGGACCGGACGGTAGTCGAAGGCGTGCGCAAAGGCTCGATCTACGGACCGACGCGGCAGGTGTTCGAATTCGCTTCGTCGAAGATGAACGCCCTCGACAGCGTACCGTTCCTGCTGGCGCTCGGCACCTACTACTCCGTGCCCGATGACGACGGCGAGCTGATGCAGCCGCGTATGGCTATCGAGTGCCGGGGGCACGGCGACCAAGCGCAGAACATCTTGCGCATGCTCGGCTGGCGCAACTTCCATCCCTGGATCGATAAGCAGATAGACGACAAGAAGCCGAATTTGGGCAAGTTTCACAAGCTCGGCGTATTCACGAACGAATGGTTCCGCTCGGGCTTGATGGAAATGATGATGAAGATGCTGCGGGACTGCGAGATCGAGATCTGCAGCCCCTTCTTCGTGCGCGAGATGGAGAGCTTAGAGGGCGACGAGTTCAGCCAATCTCTGCGCGCCGCGTATGGCGGCAATGACGACCGCTTCATGGCGTTGGGCTTCATCGTGGTCTCGTTATTCCGCTTCGACGCGGAGCAGTTCCGATCCGCGCGCATCAAGGCGTATAGCGGCAAGCCAGCGCTGGCCCGCGCCAAGCTGAGGGAGTATGCCTCCTGGCCCGAGAGCTGGCAGACCAGGAACGATCAAGGGATTTATGTTGAACATTAAAGTCGCTATTTGCATGGAATGCGGCGGTCAAATCTTACCGGAGTGGACGAAAGAGCACTTCGACGAGGAACACAATGTTGTCGAGTTTGAACAGGGGTATGCAGAATTGTTACCACCGGAGTCCGCTGATTAAGGGGGCCGTGTAGAGTCTACATGAGAATCGCGCAGTCGAGCCATATTTACGGGCACGAGTACGATCCGCATAGCCGCCGTCTGGTGATCCAGTTCACCAACGGGGCTATTTACAGTTACGAAGGCGTTCCGCCGACTGAGTACCACAATATGGCGCAATCCAACAGCGCCGGTCAGTATTTCCATTCGAAGATCAAAGGCCGCTACGAGACCAATATGGTCGCTGCCGGGGCCGCCATGAGGAGAAAATGATCATCTGCCCGAACTGCGAACAGCAGCTTCTATCGTCCGACTATTACACGGTGCGCGACTCGGAGAACATCGTCGCGCGCTGCGGCAAATGTAACGGTCCGTTCGACCCGCTGCTGATCTACTACAACGGCTCGACCGCTAAGAAGTTCGACCCTATCGTGCTGCACGTCTCAAACGAAGACCCGAATCAGATCTCGTTCCCTGGCCGCTCGGACGAAGCGGTAGCGGAAGGCTATCACAAGGTCGAGATCACCAATCTGCGGGAAGCCGATCAGTGGACGAGCCGCATCAACCACTACGAGAAAGGCGTCACCGAAGGCTACCGGCAATCGGAGAAGCAGTATTGGGATGAAGTCACGGCGCAGCGCCGGGCTGACATCCGCGCGCGCATCGGCGACAACCCGAAAGCGAAGGCGTTGTTCGAGCAGGTGCAGAAGTTCGTGGACGCCAAGCGCGCCCGGCGCTATTCGAAGAAGCTCGACCCGCGCGGGCACTTCCAGGTGATTGCGTATGACTCGTCCAACCGCATGAGCCATTGCGATGTGACGACCGGATGGAAGGAGAAGAAAGCATGAGCGCTGATTTGACTAATGAACAGAAAACCGATCTGCTTATGGCGGCGCGACTCGCCGTCGCGTCCGAACAGAAGACCGGCTTCCCGGCGCGGCTAACGGTTGCGCAGTGGGCGGAAGAGAGCGGATGGGGCCGGTATCAGCCGGGCTGCAATTGCTTCGGCATCAAGGCGTACCAGGGCTGCCACGGCACGCAGACCCTCTTTACGCATGAGTACGTCCATGAGCACCTGAAAGCGATCAATCAGGTGTTCGCCACGTTCCCGAATCTGGAGGAGTGCTTCGACTATCACGGCCAGCTCATCACCGAAGCGCCGATCTACCGTGCGGCGTGGACGGATTATCTCAAGCGGACGCTCGACCCGGAGCTGCTCATCCGCGACGTGGCGGTGCATTATTCGCCCGGCAACCTGAACTACGCCTCGCACGTGATCGCGCTGATGCGCGACGCCAACGTGATCTCGGCGGTCGCTACCGCGCAGCAGGAGGCGGCTGCACAACTGCAGGCAAAGGCAGAACCGGCTAAGCCCGAACAGGCAGAAGCGTAATGGCGTTCTCGATCATCCAGCGCGACTTCGACAGTGGCTACATCTGTCCTCGTCCCTTCGACCTCTCGGGCAACATCAAGTTCTCGCGCGATAAGCTGCTCTCGTGGACGAACGATGTCGTGACGGATGGCCGCTCTTATCTGCGCCTGCAGCCCGCCTATAAGTACATCGACGACGGCTTGAGTCTGGTGAACGGCGATCTGGAGAACGTCCCGAATGCCGCTCTTTCCGACTACACCGCCGAGATGACAGTCCGCAACTTGAAGGAGCTGGTCGCCGCGCAGACCAACATCCGCGTCATCCCGGCCTTCAAAACCGAGATCCCCGAGTTCGAGAAGCAGCAGGACATCTTGAACAAGAGCTTCATGGGCTGGCAGAACGGGACGTTCTTCGACCGGCGCTTACGCAAAGGCTGGCAGTACGCCTCGGCAACCGGCACCGGCTACATCGGCCTGCGGTATGACGCGCACTATTGGCGCAAGGGCAAAGGCGACATCGTGTGCGACGCCTACGGGCCGCTCGACGTACTGCCGATAGGCATGGGCCGCCAGCACGATCTGCAGAAGGCTTACGCGGTCGCACTGCGCGTTGAGACGCCGCTGCATGAAGCATGGCGGCTATTCCCGACCTACGCGGATAAGATCAAGGCTTCCCGCGAGAACGCCAAAGGCCGGGGCACCGTAACCTCGCGCGCGGTGAAATTCGCGTCCGCCGCGCTGCGCCGATTCGGGGCCGGGCTGACCAACGAACACGAAGCAGCGCCGTGGGAGATGGTCGATATCTACTACATCTATGTAGATGACGACTCGGTGAACAACACCGGGCAGCCAATGGCGATGGGCGAGGTAGGTACGAGCTGGTATTACACGGTGCCTTACGTCGGCCAGGATTTGAAAGTCGGCGAGACGAAAGCAGGGCAGCCGATCACGCGCAAAGCGGTGTTCGAAGACTGCTATCTGTATCCCAACAAGCGGCTGGTGATCGCGACTGACGACGTGGTGCTCAACCCCGATCCGATTACGCAGGTTAGCCCCTACTGGCACTCGCGCGTGCCGGTCGTACAACTGCGGGCGGATGACTGGCCTTGGACCTTCTTGGGCTTCCCGGTGACGCGCGGCGGCCTGAACTTAGAGAAGAACTCGAACAAGGTGATGCGCGGCATGATCGACGCCATGAACGCCCGTCTGTCGCCCCCGCGAGCCTTCGACCGCAACGCGGTGAGTCAAGGGCTGATGCGCGCAATGGATACGCGCGTGCCGAACCAGATGGTCGGCATGGACTTCACGTTCGGGTCCGACTCGCCGGTCCGGCCCTTCCTGCCGGTCAATCATTACGAGTTCCCGGCGTTCTACTCCGAGGTCATTCAGCAGATCGAGCAGCGCATGACGCATCAGATGGGCGTGGCGGACGCTGCGGCAATGGCGCGCGCGCGGCAACTACCCAGTGGAGATTCTGTGGAAAAGATTATGGAATCTCTCGGGCCGCTCATCAAGGACATGAGCCGCAACATGGAGGAGTCGATACGCGGCATCGGCGAGATATGGAAGTCCAATTTCTTTCAGTTCTATACCGCCAAGCGGCGGATGCAATTGCTTGGGCCGGATGGCTTATCGGAAGAGGACTTCGATTTCGATCCCGGTAATCTGATCCCGAACTCCTAGACCGTCGTCGAGATGAAGCAGATGGGCGTCGCCGAAGGCGTGCCGTAC